GACGTGGGCGCTGGCCTGACCGTAGATACGGGTTCTGCAAACGATAAAGCTGATCCCTCAGATATCGCTGCAGCTCGCACAAAGCTTGGCAAATATGGCCTTCAGCTTGGTAATGACCTTGTATATATCACCTCAATTGAGGGTTATAACAACCTTGTAACAACTTCTGACTTCCAGACAGTTGATAAGTTTGGTCCAAATGCTACCTACCTCACAGGTTCCGTTGGTGCCGTATACGGTATTCCGATTGCAATCTCTGAGTTCTTAGATAACGTTGGTACTGAGAACAATGATATTGGTGTCCTGCTTTATAAGCCTGGCTTTATGATTGCAGAACGTCGCGGTATCGAGATTGAGAGCGAGTATGAACCACGTCAGCAGGTTACTGCGATGTACATGAGCACTCGTATTGACTTTAAGGCTCTGACCACAAACTCAAGCTCTGCCCTTGATGCTACTAAGTACAGCTACGCTGTTACAGTTGAATGTGGAGCCTAAGTTTAGGTTTCACATCTTTAAACTACACTGGGGGAGGCGGTCATCGCCTCCCTTTTTATTATAAGGAGAACTTAATGTCAATTATCCCAAGTCATATTACAACCATCGAAGACGCACGACACTGGTTGCGTATAAACGGTTACAGCCAAGAACGAATTGAGTCAATGCTTGCTGATTGGTCAGCTCTTGAAGAATCTGCTCCTCTTTTAGAGGCTGTTGAAGACGACAGCGAAGAAGATGATTGGGAGTGGGAAGATGAAGAGGATGACCTTGAAGAAGATGATCAGGAGTAGGTGAAGCAACATGGTAGATCGTTTAGAAGAAAACTTAGGTAAATACCCATACGTAACACTCGCACAAGTAAAAGATTATTTGAGTATTTCTTCAGATACTCAAGATGCTCGTTTGTCTAATATTATTTCTTATGCTACTGGAGTAGTTGAGCACTATATTGGTCAAGAGATGCTTGCGAATGACTATGTTGAAGTTTTTGATGGGGGTAAAACTTCAGTTATGGTGTCTAGATTGCCACTTTCTAACGTTTACCAGGTTTCAGAGTTTAATGGGACTGAAGATGTAATTTTAGCTGATCCAACCACGATTGGAAGACCTGTTACAACTCAAGAAACAGAGTCACTTACTTTAACTTTCCAAAACAATGCTCATCTAAACTCAAGAATTAAAAAGTTTGGTAAAACATCTCTTGAGACTGGAATTTCAGATTATGTGCTAGGATCTACGGTTCCTGAAAACTTAGAATTTGAAGAGGGTGATTTTACCATCGAGATGTTTATTCGTGTCGATGAGCCTACTTTACAAGATAATGTGTTATTTGCGATTAACACAGACTCATCAAATTTCATACAATTTAGGCTTGCAAATCAGCATGGTCTAGCTTTTGAAGCTAATATCTCAGGAAGTGCGACAACTATACAAGGTGCTAACACATCAATCGAGAGTCAGCAGTTTGCAAAACGTCGCTTTGCTCATGTTGCTGTATCTCGTGATTTGACAGAAGAAAAATTATTCTTACACTACAATGGTAATACAATAGCTGATGCCTCTTTTGCAGTTGAAAATTTAACTTTTACCTCAAACGTAGAAATAGCAACCACATTTAAAGGCTATATAGATGAAGTTAGAGTTTCCAACAAGGCTAGATATTCGGCGAATTTTACTCCTCCCACAAAACGTTTTAGACCTGACGGTGAGACTGTTTTTTTAGTTCATTTTGATGGATCTAATGATGATACTGAAGCTAATGATGTACACAATGAAACAAATGAGTACAACTTTTCTCGTGACATGGGTGAGGTAACTCGCGATACAGGTGCTGTTGGAGTTAGAGGAACTTATCCAACTATTCGTAACAGCTATCCAGCGCTAACCCTTTCAGGTCCTCCAGGATTCTCCCCTTTTCCATCTGCTGTAAGAGTCGAGTATCGTGCTGGATATGAGTCTGGTGAGATTCCGCAAGACATTCAACTGGCAACTCTTGATATGATTAAACTTATTTTTAAACAAGATCAAGAAAAGAAAGGATTTTCTTTTGAAGGTGAGCGCGGAGATAATTATCCTCTTGCTGGAAACTTTCCTCCTCATATTCGTCGTATTTTAGATTTATATAGGATTATTTCTTAATGGCTAAAGGCCCTCGTTTAAATATTGACTTAATATTTGATGGAGTAACCCAGAGTGGGGGTTCAAAATCTGATTTTAACAAAGCTGTAAAGTTAGTTTCTTCTGGCAAGTATAAAGCCCGTCTTGCAGATAGAGCTAAAATGCTTGACCAAAAAAAGCTGTCTAACTTTTTTGCAGGAGGAGAAGGGCCTAAAAAATTCCCACCAGCAATTCGTGGTTTTTATGGTGAACCTAAAAACCAGTCTGCTTACGCTAACCCATCTTCTGTTCCTGATACTGAAATATCAATTGAAGATTTAGAAATACTTGTAGGAAAAGAGTTTGCCTCTCAGTTTGATGCTAGCGATGTTACTCGTCAAGGATTTAGAACTATTGAGATAAAACAACAAGCTGATCCAAAAGCAAAAACATCTAAAACAACTTTTACTGGACTATCCCCAGGTAGAGATACAGAAGAAGGAAAAAGATTATTACAAATATCTGGAGAAAAACAAGTTACCACTAAAGATGGAAAACCTCTTTTTAACAAAGATGGAACCCCAAAACTAACAAACATTACACTTAACAATACTGATGATCTTTGGAAATGGTTTGAATCGAAGTCTCAAATAAACTTTAGAAATAGAGCAATACAACAGTTTGAACAAAAAATGGCAAACTATTTGTTAATTACCTCAATAGATGGAAAAGCATCAGTACAAGCAGCTCCTGGATTAGCTAAGGCTTTCAATCTACAAAATAAACAGAATAGGCGTAAGTATTTATTTTTAGAGTTTCGCAGAGGAACTGTTGCTTTACGTGCAACAACACTTGCAGAACGATTTATTAAAAGTAAGCTGGTTGATATATCTACTAAAGTAGCACAAGCTACGGCAGATAATTTTTCACAAAATCTGCTTGAGTATTATGTCAGAGGTGATGGAGCTTCTGCCTTGAAAAAAGCGGGTGCTTCTACTAAGTATGGCTTTGTAAATGCTTTCGCTGAACTATTACTTATTATAAAAGAGTTTGATGAGTCGGCTGGACGACCTTTTATATTAGAAATAGATTCTAAGTCACAAGGCGGTCCTGGAACTATAGCTGCTGGAACACGTGCTAAGAGACGAAAAAGACAGCTTAAACCTGCAGATGATTTACAATCACAAGTTTCAATAGCTCAAATTGAAGCATTAGCGCGAAGACTATTTAGGGAAAAGATGCCTACAGGCGTCCCTGGAGGACCTCCACCTCCTCGTCCTGATATATTAACATTTAGAACTGGTAGACTGGTTGACTCTTTCAGAATTTTACAATTTAATCAAAAGAAAAATATTATCAAATATACATTTGATCCTATATACAATGTGTATAGCGGTACTCAAAGAGATGTTGATGAATTAATAGTACAATCAGGTTTAAGACCTGCAGTGCGTCAACTTGTAGGCAAATTTCATCGATACCTAAACCCAAACAACAGAAGACAACAGGGTGGATAAGCAATGCCTCAATCACGCAGAACAGAGATAATTGATTTTATTGTTACTCAATTAAAAGAGATTGATGGTGAGGTATCTGGATTTAATCCATCTTACACATATACTCAAAACCTATTCAACAACGTTTATCGTAGAATAAAGTTTTTAGATGAGGTAAACGATTTTCCAGCGTTATACGTAAGCGCTGGTACCGAACTTCGAGATTTTAATTCTAAAAGTTTGACGGTAGCAACTTTAGACGCTACCATAAGAGCATACGTATTTGGAGAAGATAATTCTCAAAGCCTCGTGGATGATATCACTCAAGATATTGAGCATATCATTTATTCCATTGGTGACAATCCTGATAAAGGGATACTAGATATAACAATAGATAGTATTACTTCTGATGAGGGGTTAGCCACTCCATACGGATTAGCAGAGGTTGAACTAACAATTGTCTATAGATTAGACGGATAAGGAGAAAAGGGATGGCATCTCTTAATTTACAAAGAAATTCAGAGGTTTTCTTGTCTACTGTTGATTTAATTAACGGTGCTGCAGTTACTGCTATGACTCCTGAAAACACTTGGAAACTTGAAGTGTTAGCAGGTTTTGCTGTAACATCATCAGCTGCTACACAGGATATTACAAACCTTGAAACAGGAACAACACCTGATCGTTCACAGCAGCGTTTTAATACAGCTATTAACCCCGTTGACTGGAATCTTCAGGTTTACTTACGTCCAACTGGTGTTGAGACTGGTGCAGCCGCTGATGGAACTACTGCAGCTACACATCAAACAGGCAACGTTAAACCAGTTGCTGACTGGTTCATGTGGCAGTCAATGGTATCTAATACAAAAGTTGCTGATGGCTCTACAGAACAATCTGTTTGGGTCTCTGGAGGCAAGCTTCAAACTACTAACGTAGCTGCTGGAACAGGATCACACCCTACACGATCAAACTTTGCTACAGCTGTTGAAAATCACTTATATTTTAAACTTGATAATGTAATTTATCAGGTCTCTAATGCTACTATTAATCAGGCTACTGTTGACGCAGGTATTGAAGAAATCGCAACCACAACTTGGACTGGTTTTGGTACAACTCTAAAAGAACTTACAAGCACACAGCGTGATAATGCTGTATCAGTATTTGGTGGAGTTAAAAACGATGGTTCATCAGTAACAGCTAACTCAAATGCTTCAGAACACTCAGTAACAGCCCACTACCACCCATATAATCAAATGAACGTCGCTGGCTCAATTGGAACAAACTCATTTATTAAAAATCGTTTGAGTGCTATTGAATTCCATCACAAGCCGAGCGCTGGTGGATCAGATGTTAAGTACACATTCCCAGTTACAGCTCTAAGCTTTGACTATAACAACAATATTACCTACTTAACACCAGAAGAACTTGCTAACCTTAACGAGCCGATTGGTCAGTTTACTGGCACACGTGCTGTTACAGGTTCTGCAACTATGTATCTTCGTGCTGGAGACACTGAATCAGCTCAATTTTTAAGAAATATTCAGAACGACTCACGCACAGCGTCAGCACAAACTTCAAATGCTAACCTTATTATAGGTGGAGCAACTGCTCCATATGTTGCTTTCCAAATGGACGCAGTGCAGTTTGAATTTCCAGCGTTAGCAGTTGAAGATGTGATTTCAATGTCAGTCAACTTTGTTGGTCAAGAAACTACTGCCAATAAGGGTGGAGGCGGAGAAATGACGATGTTCGCTAAGAAGTCTTAATAATTAAGTGTTTCTGAGGGGGAACACTAACACTTTTTAACCAGAAGAGTGCCTATCACTTGCAAATCAAGGTTCCCCCTCACCTTTGAGAAGCAGATATGTGATAGGCACTCGTATTTTATGAGGGGAAATCATGAGTAAAATTAAAAATCTTATTGCAAAAGAAACTACTAGCTGGATTCCTTTTCCAGATATTGATGGTTTCGAGGTACATCTTCGCTTTCTAGCAAGGGAAGATTTATTAAAAATTCGCAATCAATCACTAACTTTCAAATTTAATAAACGGACCCGTCAACGGGAAGAAGAAATCGATAATGATCGTTTTTTAGAAGCCTATGCAGGTAAAGCTATCATGGGCTGGCGTGGACTAAAAGTAGAACACTTACCAATGTTACTTCCAGTTGATATTTCAGGTGCTGATGTAAATGAAGAAGTTGAATATTCAGAAGAAGAAGCCATTGACTTACTTAAGTCGTCTTCTATTTTTGATCAATTTATTACAGATGCAATGAATGATTTTGAACAGTTTTCAAAAAAGAAGGCTGACGAAGCAGCAAAAAACTAATTGAATACCTCCAGAACTCTTTACATGCTGGAGGTATGAATTCTGAGCAATATATTGAAATGTGTGAACAGATGGGCTGGGAAATTGATGAAGATCAACTTCCAAAAGACCCATCTGATTTACCTGTTGAAGCGCAACATGCACTTATGTTACTTAATGCACTACCAGATAACTGGGATGGAATGAGTGGAAGTTGGTTGGGTAAAGATTATAGCGGTCTTGGAACTATAATGGACATTTATGAAATTAGTGACCGTAAAACAGTATTTGAACTTTTAAAGGTTGCGGAAACAGAGATGTCCAAGTATTATAGTGATAAAGCTAAACAACGTGAATCTTTAGCAAAGGTTCAGAGAGGAAAATAAGTGGCTGGCGGTAAAATTAAACAAATTGTTGAAACACAATTTACCCAAAAAGGTGCCAACAAAGTTGCTAAAGACACAGAACGAGTAGGTCGTGCTCAAACTCGTCTTGGTCAAGCCTCTGCGTCAGCTGGACGCCAATTCTCAGCCCAAGCATCAGGTCTCGGTGGACTAGTTGCAGCCTACGCAGGCGCAGCTGCCACCGTTTTTGCTTTACAGGCTGCATTTGATGCTTTAGCTCGTGCAGCTCGGGCTGAAACCATTGTTCAAGGCACTAAAACTCTTGTTTTCTCTCC